GGCCTCATGGCTCTCTTCGAATGCTAACACCTAACGAGAAAGAAGAACTGTTCTGGAATCAGGCTTAATTCCTGTTTCCAGTATGTTTTCCCTAATTATTGTGTCTACTTACTTGACTATAGTTCACTGAACGCTGTTTCTTCTCCTTCTGTTGGTGCTCCGGCCGTTGTGGGAACAAGCCGAAAATCTCCATCCTTATCCGGCAGGCCGGAAACACTTACAGTCTGCGAATATGGCGCTGTGGTGCTCCATCCGGAGACAGAGAGTGATGCATTAAATAATTTTACTCCGATGGGATACGCTGGAAGCTTCAGTTCTGTACCGGATTTTGGTACTTCCGTATCTCCAATTTTTGCGAACTGCACAGCGGTACCGAGTCCTGTAAAATCCGGTTTCCCGGTAACCCCATCCCACGGTACTGCTTCCGCTGTGCCTCCGGATGCTGGCAATGCTGTAGGCGCATCTTTCAAATCGCTGTATTTACCAGATGTTGCCACAGCGGCGGCATCTGCTTTTTTCAAAAAATCTTTCGTATCCGGAAGGTTTAAATCCGGCAGTAAGCTTGACGGGATTTTTCCATTATCGTTAAGCGTAACAACCGTATTAGGTAAGGCGCTGGTATTTACCTTCCCATCTTTCATTTCCGGGACTTTACCTTTCAGGCAGGCATCCGGAATCAGCCCATCATCGCCCGTGTATACAACGTCTAACGGCAGTTGTGTATACGGCACCTTCCCCGTCTTATTCAGAGTTGGCACCCCGTCCGGCTGTCCTTTTTCGGTCAACATTATATAACGATCATCAAATGCCTCCCATACAGGAGGAGCAACATTTCCGCCGTCTCCGCTGCTACTGCCCGCAAATGGCGTTTTTATTATGTCAACCTTAAACGGGATCGTAGCTGTGCGCCACCCGCTGCCGGTCAACTCAACGTTAAATTGTGCCGGCCCTGGAACTGCTGTCATTTCTGGCTTGATTTTGTACAACACTTTGGTGCTATCGTCTGTGTCTACTGTCCCCTCTGCTGAATACACAACACCGTCATAACGACGCACAACCAGCCTACTTGTTAACCCACTGAAATCAACCAAGCGGTCATAAGAATCCGCCACTGTGACCTCTACCACTTCCGCATGGTAATCATTTTGTGCGAGTGAAAACATACGCTGATTATCCTGCGTCAAGTACAAACGCAACGGGATACGGTCCACAAAACGTCCATCGTCTGCTTCCAGCGCCGCCGCCTGATGGATTCTGTACGTATAATCTCGTTCTTCGGTATCAACCTGTATTTGCACCTGATGCGTTTCGTTCGTCATAGACATAATCACCTGCTTTCTGATTTTGTGCTGTCAAACGCGTATTTTTGTCAAGCGTGTGAACTCTTTGATAAGTTCCAATGCCGGATACCCGATATGCAATGTAATAACGCTGCTGTCCCAGCGTACCAACGTCACATGATTTCGGAATTACTCTGCACGTCTTATCCTGTTCCGGCGGCACAGTCGGCTTGTCCACGTGCCAGATAACAGTCTGCGTCTGCCCTGAAGTTGTCGTACCTGTAACTTCTACCGTATGCTGTCCCGGATGCAATGCATCCCAAGTGTTCCCCCAATCTACAGAGCCTGTGTATTTCCCCTGTTGCGTCGAATTACCAATTATTTGACCATCCACGCGGGTAGTAACGCTGTACCGCTCATCACTATCGAAAACATAGGAAATATCCGGCGGGGAATTGTGAGTACCTAAATCTGCTGTGGGACAGTTGCCGGTATCCCAACGCGTTGACCATCCATAGCCTGACTGCGTATAGGTACTTCCGCCACCATAGCTTCCGCTGTACCTGTATCCGCTATTATCATCCACTGAGCGAAATCCGGGAACTGACGGTCGCGTGAAAGTAATGTCCGTGCTTGTTAAGGCACCATCTTCCCCAGTTGCCCGCACAGCAAATGAGTAGTTTCCTCCGCTCATACTGTTCCAAATGCTGGAAAAATCTCTTATAAAGCAGCTCTGTCCTACTCCAGAAATTGAATCGATTTTAACGCCGTTCAACAATACGTCTGCTACCCATTTTCCGGTAGCATCAACGCAGTATCTTACTTGCTTCGTTGGTTCATCAAATGTCCCTGTTATGCCAGACACATAATTGCTGCGCAAAAAATTCCATGTCTGCTCATAGGCAATGCCATTTTCTCCTGTGGCAACTGTGCGGAATGTATGACTGCCATATGATAGCGAATCCCAAACGTTTGATAAATCTGATACGTGTCGAATTGTGTCGTTCCCTGCGCAAGTATCGTGCTGTATTCCGTCAATGTAATTTACAGCTGACCACTTGCCCGTCGCATAAATATCGTATGCGTATGACTTTCCAGCAGCGGATACACTTCCGCCAGAAATAGAGCTTACACCGCCCGGCTGCTTCGGGTCGCCTGCATCCAATGGCGGTACAGGTGCAGAAGTGGTGCCCTTCGAAAACACATAGTTTGCAACTGCCCGCCGCCCCTGTGAGTCAATGCAAACCAGTGTATAAGTATGCCAGCCAGGCGAAAGCGAATCCCATTTCTCGGCTGTGATAAACCATTGCTGATTAATTCCTTTTTGGAACGTGTATGTACTGTCAAACAAAACTCTATCTATGTACAATTCCGACTGATAGTAATCTGCTTCTCCGCCGCCGCTAAACGGTACCCCTCCGGTAACTTTAGATGTGGCCTTGAATAATTGATTTTGTGTTCCGAAATTTTTTGATTCTGGCAATATTGCCATTTTTGAGCCAGAATGCAACGCATCATATACGTCCTGATTAACCTGCGTCATGTCCGGTGCTGTACCGCTCGGTACATTTTTGGAAAAAAGGAAATTACTATACTGCCCATCGAAACAAATTGTGATAACATGCCAACCATTTGCCAACGTATCCCAAATATCTGTTGGATAGATAAACGAGCTTCCTTTCAAGTTGACCGCGCCAGTATTGTAATTGTCACGCTTTGGCGGGAAGTAATAGCTTTCATCGTAAAAATAGGCAGCATCCCAATTAACGTTTTTGTCTAAGTAGGCTGTAACATATACATTTTTCCCCTCTTCAGTGTATCCGGATATTGCATACTGAATTTGCGGCGTTTCCTTAAAAATTCCGATGTTGCCAGACTGATAATTTGAAAATGTAATTGAAATATCTAACACCTCCTGTCCAAATTCCTAGGCGTTTGGGATTTTGCATCATCCGTCCGGCAAATCCGGTGCACCCGGTGCATACGCAACCAGCACTTCAATTTGTATTTTCCACCAATCCGCATCCAATTCTTTTTTGTTTTCAAGCACTTTGTGCAGTTCTTCCCAGTCACCAATAAGATCGAAATCGACTCGGCGACGTCCCAAACTGGAAGCATTGACATAGACAAAATGCTTTTGATTGTCGGTCCCCACAAATTGGCGAAACCAGTCAAGTGAACTGATACAGCAATAATCGTCTGGCAGGTGGATTTGCAGGGTTGTCAGGGATTCCGCTTCCGGCGTAATTTCCGATTGCGGTATCCAGTACCAACCCTGATATAATCCGGGTTTGACCGTTTTCCATGATGTAGGCGGGACCGGATTTTTCAACGCATTGCCACGGTTGTTTTCAACTGGCACGGGCTGCAATGGCGATGAATCTGCTGTAAAAATACTGTCTGGCTTATCTGCCAAATCGTCCAATTTGTCATTTAAATCTGACATAGTGTTGTTTAGGATGTCCTGCAAATTCGGACGCGGATTCCCAATTTCTACTGATTCATTTCTTTCCTTGATAACATTGTATTTTACTTTGTTTACTTTTTGCAACAGCTGCGTTTCCTCATTGTCCGAACCCTCAAACTGAATTGCCGGATAAAGTACCGTAACTTCATCGCAGAGCTCCAACCCACCTACAGCATTATCATCCCAATAGTTGACCTCAAACGTTTCTTCCAACTCTGAAAGGCGCTTTGACTCTATTGATTCTAAAACTTTTTCTTTGAGTGCTGCCGGGGTAAGTCCTTTCCCTTCCGGAAAACTTTCTGAAAAATCCTGAATTACCGCCCGCTGCACTTGTGGCGCTTTTTCCTTATCGGTAACATAGTTTTGATGCCAGTCGTCTGAAATCATAACCAAATTATCCTTTTTGTCTTTTGCAAATGGGATTACTGCATTTTCTACAGCACACGTCCAATCCCTTTTTGCTTCCCGCAAATTTCCCATGTACCGGATTGCATACTGCTTTACTCGACCACGCCGTTCTAGCAGATATACATCGTAGTTATCAAAAAAGAGTTCTGCTGCAAAGATTGACCTGACTGACGGACTTCCACCTTTTAGGACTTCGCCAACTGTTACAAACCCGCTCTTCTTTATTTTTGCATTGGCATGGAGCTGCACATCTGTATGCATTTTAAATGGCCGTCTGTACATTGTATCTGCCATTGCAGCGATTGTCGCTTGCACTGTATCAGCACTCTCAAAATTCAGTAGTACGTCAGATAAATAATCATAAGATATGTGATTTGCGGATATGGTGATACATCCTCCGATTGGAGTTGACACCGTTTGTATGCGGAAGAACTGGTCTGGATGTGTCTTATAGCACTTCGCTTTTATAAGCCGCCCCGGCCGTATCTTTTGCAGTGCTTCGCTTTTTACCGGGTATTCCATTTCAAGCGTAAATTCTCCGTTGCGTTCTTCTGTTGTGTAACAACTTTTGCAGAGCAATGCGCAGATAGGCGTTTTCGCATCATCATACAGCCACGGTATCATTTATAAGCACCTCCAACAGGGGGCTACCCACATTTTTGATATGGTACTGTCCCAAGTAATTTTTGTGTTTCCCGGCGGCAGGAAAAAGTCCTTCAGCTCTCTATCAATAATGGTAGCTTCTTTTTCGTCCTGCAAAACCACCATCGTTTCGCAGTCTATTTCGGCTTTGTTTGCCACATCCCATAACTGCCATGTGGCAGCACCAAGGCTGAACGATGGATTACCGCTTGCCAGCATTTTGATTTTTGGCCGCGCTGGAAAACTAAATGGGTTACTTAAAATCTCGCCATTACTGCAAGGGCGATAATTTAAAGATGATAGCTTGTACAGGTATGGATCAGCGCTGAACGATAATTCAGATTCCAGTACATCATTGACCGCAACATCAATATTTAGTCCGTCAATATACGTTGCAAGCCTGCAAAAGTCCCCGTCATAACTGTCATACAGTATTTTGTATTTCTCGGGGTCGGCCATAAGCCAGCTCTTCAGCCTTCGCGTAACTCTGCCTCGGTCATATTCATTCGGGACGCGCATCCACGTTTTGTATTTAACATCGACATTTTCGTAGCAACAACTACTGTCAATAATAGCGTGTGACCGGAATGGAATATTGATTGTTTCGTATATCAGTTTCGGTGCCGATGCCGTGCTCGGAGTATCAATGTGCAACCCGAAAAGTTCAGAACTTTTCCCGTTATATGTAAATGTGTTATTTCCCCGTTCGCGCATAGGCTGCCTTCCTTCCTACCCATTCCTGCCCTAACTGCTGCAACAAACTTGGTGCGAAGTCTTTCGGCTCCCGAACATTTGGCAAGTTGAACTGAACGTTTTCAAATTTGATGCCGGTTCCCATATTGCTTCCGGACTCCGTTCCTGCCGCTACTGCAGCAGTACTAACTTGTGCGTTCACCGTCGCTTTTGGATTCAGTATTGCCGGATCTATTACCATACTTTTTGCAACTCCAGCCACAGCTTTTTGAATCATACCCTGATTTCCGGTAATTCCTCCTGATAATTTTGACATCATATCAGGCATCCAAGTATCAATGTCCCGAAGCGGCCCTTCATCTGGTCGCGAGAAGTGTAGGAATGACCTGATTTTATCACCAACACTCTTGACTGCATTGCCTACATTTCCTATCATGCTCTGAATGCCTTTTACAAGATTCCCTATTGCCTCGGAACCCCATTTGAACATATTCCCGCCGAGTGACCTGAACCCACTGAATGCTGACGAAATCCCCTTAGACACAATAGAGCCTAAATTTCCAAGCTTTCCACCTGTTGCGTTGTTGAGTGATTGGAATGCTGATACTGCTAAATTTTTAGCGCCATTAGCAGCATTTCCAATCGTACTTTTTATACCTCCGAATATTGTACCGGCAGCACTGCGCAAAGTTGACATTGCATTTGTGGCGGCAGTTCTGGCACCGTTAAAATCGCCCGAAATCAACGACTTTATACCATTTGCAGCCCCCCCGATTACTCCGGCAATTCCATTCCAGACAGTGGATGCAACACTTTTTATCCCATTCCAAATACCATTAACAGCGTCCCGAAACCAAGCGCACTTATTGTAGGCTGTAACCAAGGCCACAGCCAATCCGGCAATCGCGGCAATAACAATAGTGAACGGGTTAGCCATCATTGTTACCCCTAGTGCCTTGAAAGCACCGCCTATTCTGCCGAATGCTCCCGCAATTCCGGGGACTTTAGCCGTCAGTCCACTTCCCAATGATGAAAAAAGTCCTGATATTTTTGTTGTAATTCCGCCGGTGGCTGCAACTGCGCCAGCGCCTGATGATGTTATTTTTCCGCCAAGCGACTTAATGCCCGACAGCAGCCTTCCACCAATTTCTCCGCTTCCTCCTGACAACTTTCCGCTTATATTTTTCGAAAGTCCCTCTGCAGACGCTGCTGCGCCAGCACCCGACGACGTGATTTTCCCGCCGAGTGACTTAACGCCTGACAATAGTTTGCCGCCGATGCCTTCGCCGCTACCAGAAAGTTTGCTGTTTATATTTTTAGACAGCCCGCCAGCTGATGTTATCGCTGGCAATCCAGATGATGTGATTTCTGGCCCCAACTTTTTTACTGCATCAACAACCTCTGCACCTACTTTTTTCCCTCCGCCAGAGGACAACCCACGTTCTATATCCTTTGACAGTTTACCAGCAGAATTTACAGCTGTTCCACCTGCACCAGTGATTTTCCCACCAAGTTCCGACACAGATTTTACAATACCGGTTCCGGCTTTTTTTCCACCTTTTCCGCCAGACAAGTTATCATCAATTCCGTCCATCACTTCTTTAGCGGCATTTTTAGGTGACTTTCCAGCCTCCTTGATTTTGGTTTCCATGTTCTCAACTTCTGCGGATGCCTTGCTCCCAGCATTTTTTCCCGCTGTTCCTAATGCTTTATCAATCTTATCTGATACTGATTTTGCCGCAGCTATTGCAGGCTTTCCCCCAGCCTTAATGCGTGCTGCAAGTGCTTCCACATTTTTTTGTACCTGTGTCCCGGCTTTTTTTCCAGCCTTGCTTAGTTCGGTATCAATATCCCTAGCTGTTTTTTTTGCGGACTGTGATGTGCCTTTGCTATTTTTTACTTTTGGAGCACTAACTTCCGGCTCTTGCTCTTTCAGAACCTTTTTTGCTTTACGCTTAGAATCAAGCTGTGGTGCCAGGTCCTTGCCTGTGATACCACTGAATGCTTTTCCCATTGCCTTCGCGGAATCTGCTAGAGCTATATTTTTCTTTAGGAGCTTTGCAAGTGGGCCACCAGTGAAAGCGCTTATTGCCTGACTCACTTTTCCTATGATAGTAAGCACTGGTCCAATCGCTGCAACAATTACAAGGACTGTGGATGATATTTGCGGAGGTATAGATTGGATTCCTTTTGCAACGGTACTAATGATTTTTGACAATGCTTCAATGGCTGGTGCTAATGCATCACCAATTCTAATGGCAGCATTTTTAAGCTCATTTAGCGAATTTTTGAGTTTTGTTCCGGACGTATCTTCCATTTTGTCAAATGCCTGCGATACATAGTCCGTGTTTGAACCCATTTCCTTCATAGACTCACTGTACAATGCCGCGCCTTGGTCACTGGTAAGTGCTAGCACTGCGTTCAAACCTTGTACTGACCCGAACATTTCAGCAAATGATGACAACTGCCCATTTGATGCTTTTTCAAGGGCATTCATTTCCTTTTTGGCACCCTTGAGTTCTGTTTTAAGCCCCTGAATTGTTCCCTTGTTACTTGTTCCGGCCGCAGTTTCACTTTTGATTGCAGCTGTCAAATCACTAACTTTTTTCTTCGCTGCTTCATAGTTTGGCCCGCCAGCTTTTTTTAAAGCAGCGGCGGTCTGCTTTGCCTTTGTAAGCTCTTCCCGCAGCTGCTTTACCTTATTAGTGTGCGCATTTGTCGATGCTGTTGCACTTGTCAACTTAGACTGGATATCCGAAACGCGATCCGCTGCTGCTGCGTATGCAGGTGCGACTTCTTTCAGTTTGCTTTTTACTTCCTGTAAAAATCCCATCCAACCTTTTGACTTCAGTTCACTTTCACCGAATTTAAGCCCGATTGCTGCTGCCGCATTTGCAGCAGCGTCAGAAGGCTTTATAATGTTTGATAGTGCAGTTTTCAGGCCGGTAACAGCTTCCTGCGTATGTAAACCATTTGAAGTTAAAACGGCAAGAGAACTGAAGAATTCTTTTGAACTGATATTGGCTGACGCAAACGTCGGAATAGCGTTGCCTACTTCTTGTGCAATTTCACCGAATGTGGTTTTGCCTAAATTTTGAGCCACCATCATTTGATTTGCAATTTTTGATACTTCTGTAGCTTTCATCCCATAGGAATTCAGCACTGTTGTTAATCCATCGACCGCAGTTTCTGTATCCGTAAATCCACCAATGGCAGCTTTAGATGCAGTCCCCATGAATTGCAGTGTATCACCAGTTTGAATTCCAGACGAAATAGCCTGATATAATCCTTCTGACAGGTCGGTTACACTTTTACCGGTCTGGTTGCTCAAATCAATAATTCCGCTTTTCAAGTCTTTCATCGACATTTGGCTGGTATCCGCAATAGTACTGATTTTTGCAAGTCCCTGTTCAAAGTCATCTGCCATTTTTACGGATGATACTCCTGCCGCTGCGGCGGCGGCAGAAACCGGCATTAATGCATTGCCCGCTTTTTGAGCGCTTTTCCCAATTTTCTCAGTAGTAGCTGATATTCCGGCAATGACTTTGTTACTTTTAGCTGCTTCTAGCTCCAAACCTTTCAGCTTTTGCTGTGTCGCAATAATTTCTCTTTGTAGCCCGCGGTACTCTTCCTGCGATATTTTTCCTTCTTTAAACTGACGCTGAACTTGCTTTTCGGCTTGTTGCAATGCTTTCAGTTTATTTTTGGTAACGTCAATTTCATGCCCCAAAAGCGAAGTTTTCTGGCCAAGCAGCGTCATATTTCCGGGGTCTACTTTCAGCAAGCGGTTAATGTCTTTTAGCTCGGTTTGCGTCTTGCTGATTTCTCCGTTCACTTTTTTCATTGCAGCAGACAGTGGAGATACATCTCCACCGATAACAACTGTAATGCCTTTGATTCTGTCAGTCATATAATCTCACCTCTAAAAGCTATCGAAATCTTCCTGCATTGCAAGCTCCGGATAATCAAAATTATCATTTTCCTGCTCTGTCACCATATCAAAAATTGTTCCAATCGTCAGCTTGTCCAAATCATTCAGCGACAATCCCACCTGACAACAACGCAGCAGGAACAATGGCGTTGTCATTTCTCGGTCGACGGGATTTCCGAGTTTTTTGGCTCTACTTGCGTCAGCATATTATCTCCCCAAAGGTTGATTAGTTCTATTGCTGCTCCAATGATTGACAGCATGGATAACCCCGCAAGCCATTCCTCCGGGTCCTCCGGGACCGCCTTATCCGCGTGTTTTGCAAATATGTACGCCATGTTTTCAAGCGTATCGTAATTGTTCAAAACCACTTCCGTTGCATCTTCTTCAGTTTTTGTATCCTCCATTTGCGTAATGATTTTCGTCATATCTCGCATAATGTCCTTACCGAATTTTGCACGATACAAATGGGGTATAGATGCATCTGCGCGCATAGAAATATGGACGGTATTACCGTCCATATCCTGCATATCTACCGTTTTAATCATGTCTGCCTCCTTATTCGGTCGCCAAGCTGCCAGCCGCACGCAATGCTGCAAGCAAATTGTTCACCGTTGTACGCAGTGCTGCCACATCTGCACCTTCTGCCGCATCCGTCACGGCCGCTGCCATCTTTACAGCACCAATTTCATCCGCAGTCGCAGCAGTCAAAACAGCATCCTTGCCATCTTTACCGTCTGCTCCGTTCTTTCCGTCTACGCCATTCACACCGTCAAGACCTTTCGGGCCGGGAGTCATTGCACGGGTGTTTGCCTGTTCAATGCCATCCTCCATACGGTTCAGCTGGTCCGCTGTGATTGTATCCCCTGTTTTCCAATCGTTCTTTGCAAAATCTGCCATAATGTATTACCTCCGTAAAATAATTTAAATTTTCGTGCTTCCGACAATGGCTGTGCCTACTACTGGTGCTATACCATCTGACGGTGTATGCACCTTTGTGTACCAGCTATCATACACGTCTTTCGTTGTATTGGGTCCCGTCTTTCCGTGCACGATCATCTTTCCTGTTACTGGGTCAAGCAGCGGGTCAGCTGCAATTTCACCACTGTCTGTCTGCACGTCAATTTTATCCTCTGCTGTTTTTGATTCCAGCCCTGGACGGGACATTTTGCAGTTATACAAGACGTGCCGAATTGCATTAACATCTCCGTCAAACTCAAACATCAGCGCAAACGGTTTTGGAATTGCTTTGGAATTTTCGATAAGTACTCCGCTTGCATCAGCTTCATCCCCCATAACTTCCTGACGGAAATCATCCGGTACCATAGCACTTTCAAAATCGCCGCTGTAGCCGTTATTGGAAATTGATGTGTAGTATGTCACATCGTCTGCATAGAATTTGTTTGTACCGCCCTCTGCTTTGAATTTAATAGATACAGCACCGGGCCACGATTTCGGTGCTCCGTATGTGATTGGCTCGCCCGGCTCTGAAAGCAGCAGCGCATAATACACGTTTTTAAGTCCGTATTTGACTTTGTTTTTCTTCCTAACTTCTGCCTGACTCATGTAATACCTCCAGTTCATAAATCGTCTCGAAACAACTCTCAGAGGGTAAATAAATCTGTTCTGAATTAAAAAACAGTTCTGCTCCTATAAGTGCGGCTTCTACTTTTTCTTCTGCCGCACTGTCTCGGTGCTTGGTGTACAATTCCACCTGATAATGGTCTACTCTCTGGTAAGCCGTTTCATCTGCCCCGAAGTTATTCGTATGGTCCCTTAGAAACACGCCCCAAGGTAGCGGCGGCGCTTTTCCTTTAGGCCACGCAAAATAGCAAAACGGAATTCCGGAACTGTCAAGTACCTGCTTCAGCTCTGCTTGTGTCATCCTTTTTTCACCCTCACTATAATTCGCTGTTGCAGCTTTTGCACTGCATGTTCCTCTGCCGGCCGAATATGTGGCTTCCCATTTACCCGACCGCCTCCAACCTTGGCATGTCCATTCTCAAGCAAGTGCGTTAGCTGGTATCTCTTTTTGTTGTGAACGATGATTCTTAAATCGTTGTGATTTTCAAATGCAATTTTGTTAGACCAGCCTTTTTTGTACTGCCCGGTTTTAACCGGTGAACGTGCTTTGATTTCGTCACGGCATTCGTCGGCCGTTTTGCGCACGTCCGCTTTCACACCAAGCGTTACGTCTTCCGTATATGTTTCCAAAAAGTCACTAACGGTCGAAGCTAATTGTTCAGGCTTTATCTTCACTTGGTCCATTTTTTAGCTTATACTCCATATACAGTTCAATCATATCTGGATTTGCCGCCGACTGATGCTGTGCACGCGACTGCTGGTTATATGTACGATAGATATGCATTTCTTCGCCATTAATTAGCGCCTCTTCTTGCCCGCTGTAATCGCATTTCCACATAGTCACCATAGCTGACGGTCTGAATCCGCTTTGTCCCGCCCGGTGAAATTCCGCCCCTGACACACTGCCAATATTACAAAACACGTTTGTTTTTACCGGTGTGTCCACCCAATTCCCGGATTCATCTTGTTCACTGTCATACCCTATCAGGGTAATTTCGTCGGCAAAATACATTGCTCATCCTCCGTGTTGTATTCACTTGACAAAGATAATGACTGTTTGAGCAGCTCATATGCTTTTGCAAATTTGCTGGATGAATCATCATAGCCAAACTGTGCCTTACAGTAAAGCTTTATTGCCTGCTGGATCAGCGGATCATCAAGCGCTGCATTTTTGACACCAGCGTTTTTCAGGTCAGGAATGCAGGCTGAAATTGTTTGTTCAATTTCATCATCCAGCGATGCAGAAGTAATACGCAGCCATTTTTTAACTGCTGGCAGCAGCTCTTTTATGGTCATTTAGTTTATGCCTTTGCAGCACTGGCTGCTGCGCCCTTTTTAATGAGTACAACACCATTAGGATCAATCAGCTTGCCGTCACAAACAAGGATCACTTTGTCTTTGATGGTATTGTTGTCGTGGTCCACCCAGTGCACAGTCGTCATTTGCATATTGCTGTTGATAGCATAATTTTTCAAATCAACAAACACAGCCACAACCGTGCCATCTGTCGCTGTGTCGTAAGGTGGAATAATATCATCCTCCACAAGCACAACGTTTTTTCCGCCGAACCGCTGTGTACCGTCGCTGTCAATTCCGTAATTGACACGGCCAACGGGCTGGCCGTTCTTATCAACCATACCGTCAATGTAACCGTCAAATGTTCCCTTTGCCATGTAGAAACTTCCGGTATTGTATGCCAATTTGATTTTGGCAAAAACATTCTTTTTCCATCCTGTCCAACTGCCAAAGTCATTCGGGTTAAGTGTGACGGTATTCTTTACTCTTTCATCTTTCGTAATGCCCAGCATTTGGCCGGTACCCGTACCGTTAAATATACCAATTTCCAAAGCCGTAATAATGGCCTCCACCGCCAACGGTACAAACAAATCCTGAAACTCTTTGAACGTCGTCACATTCGCAAGCAATGTTTGAGCAATTTTGCATTCCAGCCCATAATACGAAAAGGACACCGTTGTTTTAGCAGATGTTTTCTGGTCATCGCTGGAGGCTGTTTCTGTAATCCAATGTGCAGCCGGTTTGAGATCCAAAATGGGGATTTCCACACCGCCCTGAACATTCATTTTGCGAACCGAATTAAAAACCACTCCCCGGCTCTGAAGCTCCGTGACGATCTCATGCAATGTAGTGGTTGGAATAACAGCTCCGGCATCTCCTGTGGTAGTTGTAGCAGCAGCATTTCGGAACCTTTCCGGCATTGCGGCATTATGACACGCAAAATTCATAAAAGCGTTGCGATATTCTTCTGTATCATAAATGTCAGATACCGCGTGATTGGCTTCTGTATGCTTTCCTTCCGGCTGTGCTACATCCGGAATTTTAGGAGCACCGTTCTGCATAGCCGCATAATTTGCCTGTGCGGTCGCAGCAGCTTCAAAGTCTGCATCCAACTTTTCCACCTGCGCTTTGAATTTGTTGAACTCTTCAAGATTTCCAGAATCCAACGCGGATTTGGCAGATGCCATAAGGCTGTTTCTCTGCTTGATATACTGATCTCTGTTCATATTCTTTCCTCCAGTTTTAAATATTCAAATTCAGCCGTCGCTTGCTCAGTGACCGCTTTTTTGGTCTTTTCGTCCAGAAGCTTTTCCCTCATTTTTGCAACGAGGGAGCGCGGCAGCATTCCGTAGCAGCTTGCGGCCAACTGTGGACCATTTTCGGCCTGATTATTTGAGAACATTACCTTATCAACAAGACCTTTATCGACTGCTTGTTGTGCTGTAAGATAAGTTTCCTTTGCCATCATATCCAGTGCATCTTGCTCAGACATACCGGATTTCGCAACATAAGCGGATGCAATCGATTTGTTTGCATTAGAAAGTATCTCGCTGACATGTGCGTGGTCTCGATCATCACCACCAGCATATGTACTGACGTTATGCACCATAAGTTGTGCGGTCGGGCTTATTTCGGATGGTCCTGCCATCGCAATCACCGAAGCAGCCGAGCCGGCGAATCCGACAATTTTAATGTTCACTCCGGGTGCATATGCACGCAGCGCCGTATATATCTCACTTCCAGCGAACACATCTCCACCGCCGGAATTGATTTCAACATCTACCGGCTGACCGTTTGCTTCTTTTAGGGCCTGATTGACAACGGCTGGAGATACTCCGTCAACTCCCCACCAGTCATATACCATTTGATAGTCATTGGGGATGATATCGCCCTTAATCTGTATTGCCATCTGCTTTCACCTCACTTTCTGCGACCGGTGCTGTATCCAGCCTTCGCACCGGTGTATCTCCACCCGGCAGCGGTGCCATATTTATAACCGCACGCCATTCGTTTGGAGTCATTGCCCCACGGTCAACCATCTGCATCAAATTCAGCTTCGTCTGCATGGATGCTGTCGACAAATTCGCCGCTTCGTACACAATTTTGTTTCCATATCCGCGTTGACGACGGCTAAATAACTTCCGCGTCATTTCATCACCCCATTGCCGCACATCCGGCTCAATCTGAGACTCATAATACGCATTCCATTCATTCTCATCGTAACTGGACATAACAATTTTGTCGTTCGTGTTGAAAGTAGCGTATATTCTCTTAACGGTACGATCCATTTGCGCCGCATTCGGCACATAATCTTTTGGCTCAATTTGCTTCGCTGTAGATTTTGAATCTGTTGCTGCAACCCCTGTACCTTTCTCAGTCGCAAGAAAGTTTGCAGCAAATTTCTTCGCCTGTTCTTCCAAATCTTCCGGCCGCATTGCACTAGAAAATTGCAGGAGCCAGCGTATTACACCACTATTTTTAATTGCCCGCACAATTCCTTTATCGGTTGTTCCAATAATCTCCATTAGCGGTGCGAGTGACCGCACCGGTGAGCTGCCGAATAGGTCATTATCCGGTCCATAGTCTCCACGAAGGTGAACAACATCGTCGTAATCAAATGTGTACATTTTTCCGTTTGTCATGTAAAACTTTAAAGCCAGTGAACCATCATCCGCATATTTTGCTTCTACATCAGCGGCAGAGATGGGATACAGCCCTATCGGTATTCCATTCTCATTTCGTGCTATCAATGCGAACGCATTTCCATTCAGACAAAGCTGTGTTTCCATACGCTCTTGAAATTTCTGCCCTGTCATATATGGGTTTGGTTCCTCTAAAAGGAAACGCATATACGCATCCGGATTAACGGAAATGTTATGGGAGCCATCCACATTGATTGTATCGCGGATATGCTTTGCCACAGTCTTTCCGATTGCGTTTACCTTTGGCCGTATCGCTCCCCGTACAATATCTGAACTGTAGAGGTTCCCATCCCACACATAATAGGCATTGTATTCCTGCATCATATGAAACTGTGTTCCAGTAGGCGAACGATTTTGAAACCGGTGCTTGATTCTTTGAAACAGATTCGTTTTAATCATCCTTTCCTAGTAATTCAAGTTTTGAGAAACATGAATTCAGCAGCACAACCCGCTGCCCCAGTTTCTTTGAAAGTTCGCTTTCCCACTCTTCGCAATCTTGTTTTTTGATTACACAATTCATATAAGCAATAACAATTCCATGCCCCTCAAAATTCTCCACCTTCCGAAGTGGAATCGTTCTTCCAGCATCTGTCTTTAAATAAAGTTCCATTTAATTCACCTCAAATTAGTGTCATGTATTCATCTTTCTTGTCCTGAAGCACAACATAAGCATCCAAAAGCGCCGCTGTGCCATCGATTCTATGCGTTTGGCACAGCCCTTTATCCGGCTGTATATTTCCGTTGATATCGGACTTGACGTAAGTATTTGCCAGACAGTATTTGTCAATCGGATTATTGTTGTACACAACATTGTGCGCATCAAATTCTGCTTTCAAATCTTTCATTGGCTGGGATAACGTCGCAACTCCCTGCCGTATAGGCATCATGACGTTTTTACCGAATTCCTGCTCAAATTCAAGCTTCAGACTATCATCAACGTGCCACGGATCATAAGCGATGTACAAGGGGTAAATATCTTCCTTGTCACGTAATTCCACAAACCAGTCCAAAAACACACGCTTATTCACTTTGTTACCGGGTACAACCCGCAGCAACTGTTTGGCTGCCCAAATGTCATATGGAGCATCATCCTGACTGTGCCTGTCTTTCATTTCGTCAAGTTTCCGCTGTGGTATCCAATACATTTGCCGAATATACAACTTGCTGTCTCCCTGCTTCATACAAATTGCTTTTGCAGCGTTTAGATCTACACTATCGGCCGCGTCAAAACCGCCGATGCAATAGCGGAATGCTCCCGGAACGACCTCAAACGTTTCTGTATTGTCCAGTTCTTCCCATGACAGCCAAGCACTTGACGCATTCTCTTTTAGGTTAAAATCTTTCACAATCACGGTCGGCTTAAAATTGGCATCCGCCTTTGCTTTATTGACACAGCCCTGTAAAAATTCCACTTTTTTAATTGGCCCAAGGCCGGGATTGGATTTTATCCACATATCCGGATTGGTCCATTCGTCGTAATTATCCAGCTCATAAATAATCGGCAAAAAACGTTCGTCTTTGATACTGCCATCGATAACCCCGGAAGCGTAATCATACTGGCTATCAAAAATGCTGTCACGCACAAAACCATTTGTGGTAATGCACCATAGCATGGGCTGCTGTCTGGAACTCATGGACTGCTTCATAAGATCGTACACATCGCGATTTTTAATTGCGGCCAATTCATCAATGACAACACAGTGGCTGTTGAGTCCATCCAAAGAATTGACGTTGCTTGCTAAAGCTTTGATGTACCCTAAATTCATAGGACAAAATAAGTCTGACTGACGTTTCCGAATATGCTTCCTTAGCAGCGGCGACTGCCGCACCATATTCCAACATTCATTGAAGCCTTTCGATGCCTGGTCTTTCGCCGTTGCGATGTTGTAACATTCCGGTGCACCTTCTCCGTCACCAATTTCCATGTAAAGGTTGATGCCTGAAAGAAGCGTTGTCTTTCCGTTCTTTCGCCCGATAATATCTAAAATTTCTTGATAACGGCGCAAATTTAAGTCGTCAACAAATCCAAAAGCCGACTCCAAAAGTGCTTTTTGAAAAAGCTGTAACTCCAATTTTGAACCACGTTTACCTTGCGCTTGTCTGCAAAATGATTCAATAAATTCAATTGGTCGATCCGCAAGAACCTCATCAAAGTGCCAGCGACCAGGATTCTCTAAATCTTTGAGCAACCTCTCATATTCCCGTTTGATTTTTTCACAGGCAATAATCTTTCCGTCAAGAACTGCCGTTCCGTATTCTTCGAGAAAAGTCATTTTGCACCACTTACAAACTTCTGTAGTTCATCCAGTTCTGTACCATCTGGGGCTAGATCACACAGCTGTTTCACCGCCGCCATGTAGTTTTTCATGGTAGATGTGAATGCATCAAAAGCTGCGGATTTCTTAACTCCTTTTTGATTCTCACCATTTTGATACTCTTCTGTACAGCCATGCTCCGTAATTTCTTTTTGCAGTGATTCAAGCAGCACCGTCATGAAAGCCGTGTTTTTTATAAGGCTCATTGCTGTCTGAAGCTTTGCTGGTGTCTCTTTTTTACTTTTTAGGCCAAGCAGATTTTTAAGTCGTTTCATTTCTTTCTCAATTGCCTTATCATCCAGCTTATTCCCGTATTTTTCCACTACCACACCCCCCTCACGCGCATCACGCGGTAAAATCAACCTCCACACACCGGTCCCGCCGCCGCCCTGTTCTATTTAATAATGGGGGGGCTGCCGCCGTCCACTTTGGATTTTATTTTAACTGTTTACATATTTTTACAATATTTTTATTTGCATTTTTTTAAAAGCATTGGAAACAGGACATTTGAATTGATTTATACATTAATTTACTATTGATTTTCCTAATACTCATAGACACAGGTAAAGTAATGCATGATACATTAATCCAATCTATGCCCGCCCACCAAGCAGCCACAGCATACCAGCAGCCTTACTCTGTCTGCCTTCGCTTTTGTTTGATTGGTATAGGGATTGGATTACCATCCGCATCAAATACACACCTCACAGTCCTATCGGACTGATTGCAATATCCATGCAGTTTGTCGTGACACGCTTTGCAGACATACTCAAGGTTCTGAATGCTAAGTGTAATATCCGGATTACCAATATCGGCTGGCGTAACATGGCACTTGTGGTGCACAATGTACCCCGGCTGTGTATGGCATTCTTCACACATCCCACCGTCTGCTGCGACCCGCTCAGCTATGTATGCTGCACGGCACCGTCTCCATGCTGGTGAGTGGTAAAACTGCGACGCAAATTCTCTCATTGCGTTCCCTCCCTGCGTCGGACTGCATAGCGCTTTCTGCGCACCCTTATGTTTTGCGGAATGCCTTTCTTTGCTTTACAGAGTTTGCACAGAGGCTTTTGCGCAAACTCTTAGCAAGTGGATTTTGGCGGGAACTCCGGGAGTCGAACCCGGTACGGTGTGCAACCCTGCACCCGCTGTGCGCCATGCCAGTTCCCATATAAGCAACGCCGCTGTATCTTAACGGCGTTGCAATTTTTAGGATGACTTTCCTTCTTGTAATCTTTTGATGCGGCTTTCCGCTGTGTGGTAATAAGCACTGTCCAACTCAAATCCAGTGTAGTGCCGCCCGGTCTGGATGCAGGCGGCAGCCGTTGTACCACTGCCCATGCAGCTGTCAAGCACCAGTGCACCCGGGTTGGTGTAGGTACGAATCAGGTATGCAAACAGTGCAACAGGCTTTTGTGTCGGATGCAGGCCGCGCTCGCACTTCACCTCAATCAGCTGGCGCGGATAGTGTGTAATGCAGGTTTCCGTGTCGTGCTCCAGATGCCCGGTTATCTTATAAGCACTGTCGCCATGTGATGGATTGTGCTTGGCGCGAACCTTGATTG